ATGGTTCAGCCTGTCAGCGCCGAACGCTGGGCGGCCATTCGCGCCTTGCGCGAAGGCGAGCCGCCGACATTTCCATTGCTTGCAACGGCCACCGACTTGCATCCGGCGACGCTGAGGGAGCGTGCGTCACGCGAGAATTGGGAGAAGCAGGATTTCCAGAGCAGCATTGCCCGGGAGAACTGGCGCGATCATGCCAAGCCGGCAGTGGTCGAGACGGTGCTGCCGGTCATCGAGGCGGACGATGACGAACTCCATCCCATCCCGCTCGGCGATTTCGTCGCCCGCCAACTGGCCGAGATGGTCAGCGAGGTGGAGACCAATGGCGGCAAGCTCAACAAGACCCAGATCGACGCCCTGTGGTCGATGGTTCGGACGGCGGAACGATCCGAACTCTTGAAGAAGGAGCCGGCAACGGAGAGCGGGGCGACCGACGATGCAGAACTCGCAGCAAGGCTTGAAAAGCTCGATGACAGGATCGTCGAACTGGCTGAGGCACATGCAGAACGGCTGGTCGGCCAGCAACATCGAACCACGATGGACTGAGCGGCTTCTGGGCGAATGGGTCGGCCGGGCGCTGCCGGAACAGTATCGTTGCCATCGGACCCTTGGCACCTGGCTGGTGATGGGCTGGCGCGGTGCCGGCAAAACGCGGCTGGGCGCGGAGTGGGTCAACGGCCTTGTCCGGGGTTTGCGGCCCTTTGCCGACTGGAAATATCGCACCATTGCACTGGTCGGCGAAACCTTTGCCGATGTGCGCGAAGTGATGATCGACGGGCCTTCGGGGATCAGGACGATTGCACGCGGTAGCCGTCCGCGTTTCGAAGTGAGCCGGCGGCGGCTGGTGTGGGACAATGGCGCGGTGGCGCAGGTTTTCTCGTCCGAAGACCCGGAAAGCCTGCGCGGGCCGCAATTCGAGGCGGCCTGGCTGGATGAGTTCGCCAAATGGAAGAACCTTCAGGCCTGCTGGGACATGCTGCAGTTTGGGCTGAGGCTGGGGGAGCAGCCGCGCCAGTTGATCACGACGACGCCGAAGCCGCTGCCTCTGCTGAAGAGCCTGCTCGCCGATTCATCGGTTGCAGTGACACGGCTGAGGACCGAGGACAATGCGAAAAACCTGGCTGCCGGCTTTTTGAAAGCGGTGAAGAGCCGTTACGGCGGCAGCCGGCTTGGGCGGCAGGAGCTTGACGGCGAACTGATCGAGGACCGCGAAGATGCCCTGTGGTCGCGCCAGATGATCGAACAGGCGCGAACCGGCCACGTTTCGGAACTGCGCCGGATCGTCGTTGCCGTCGATCCGCCGGCAAGCTCGCGCAAGACCTCCGATGCTTGCGGCATTGTCGCGGCGGGTTTGGATGGTGACGGTTGTGCGGTTGTGATTGCCGATGCGACCGTGAGTGCGGCGAAGCCGCAGGAGTGGGCGCAAAGGGCAGTTGCTCTTTTTCACAGGCTGCAGGCGGATTGCCTTGTGGTCGAGGTGAACCAGGGTGGCGAGATGGCGACATCTGTGATCCGGACCGTTGACGCGGAGGTTCCGGTCAAGCCGGTGCGGGCGCAACGCGGCAAGTGGCTGAGGGCCGAACCGGTCGCGGCACTTTACCAGCAAGGCAAGGTCCGCCATGCGGAGCGCTTTGCCGAACTGGAAGACGAAATGTGCGATTTCGGACCGAACGGGCTGTCCAATGGCCGCTCGCCGGACCGGATGGACGCGATGGTGTGGGCGGTGACCGAGTTGATGTCGGGTCGAGTGGCGAGGCCGCGGATACGCGACTTCATCTGAGATATCGACCGCCCCATATCCGAAATCGGAATAACATAGGATTTGCAATGGCTTGGAAATGGCCCTGGCCTCGCGCTGCGGGGAATGACGGCGTGCGCGTGGAAACCAAGAGCGGCGGCGCTGGCGGCTTCATCGCCTTTCACCAGCAAGGCGAAGCGCACTGGACACGACGCGATTATGCGACGCTGGCGCGTGAAGGCTTTATGCGCAACCCGATCGTGCACCGGGCGGTAAGGCTGGTTTCGGAAGCGGCTTCGACCGTGCCGTGGCTGCTCTATAGCGGTGAGGCCGAATTGGTGGAGCATCCACTGCTGGCGCTGCTGGAGCGTCCTAACCAGCGGCAAGCCGGCGCGACCTTTCTGGAAGCGCTCTATGGCCATCTGCTTCTGGCGGGAAATTCTTATCTCGAACTCATTGATCTCGGCGAGGGTGCGCGTGAACTGCATCTCCTGCGCCCGGACAGGGTGTCGGTCGTGACCGATGCGAGTGGCTGGCCGGTTGCGCTAGATCATCGAGAGGGCAGTTCGCGCCGCCGCGTTGCCTTGGGGTTTGGCGAGCAGGGCGGCGCGGCGCACCTGACGCTGTTCCATCCGCTCGAGGATCACTACGGATTTCCGCCGCTCGAAGCAGCGTTGATGGCGCTGGACACGCATAATGCGGCTGGGCGCTGGAACAAGGCGCTGCTCGACAATTCGGCACGGCCTTCCGGCGCGCTGGTTTATGCGCCGAAGGAGGGCGGCAACCTGACCGACGAACAGTTCGACCGGTTGAAAGCGGAGTTGGAACAGGGATATTCCGGCACGACGCGTGCGGGGCGGCCGCTGCTGCTGGAAGGCGGGCTCGACTGGAAGGCCATGGGGCTGACGCCGAAGGATATGGATTTCGTCGAGGCAAAACATTCGGCAAGCCGCGACATCGCGCTGGCTTTCGGGGTGCCGCCGATGCTGCTCGGGATTCCGGGCGACAACACCTACGCAAACTACCAGGAGGCGAACCGCGCCTTCTATCGGCTGACGGTGCTGCCATTGGTGGCGCGCACGGCCAAGGACCTTTCGGCATGGCTTGGACCCGTCTTCGGTGACGGGCTGCGGCTGTGGTTCGATGCAGACAGCATCGATGGCCTGAGCGGTGACCGTGACGCGCTGTGGACACGCGTGGAAGCGGCTTCCTTCCTGACCGAAGACGAGAAGCGAGCGGCTGTGGGATATCAGCCAAGGGGTGGGGAATAGGGGGGTAGGGGAATAGGGCAGTAGGGCGGTAGGGCGGTAGGGCGGTAGGGCAGTAGGGCAGTAGGGGTGGTTTCGATGGCCGCTCGATGCTCTGCCTGTCGGGTTGGTTCCGCGCCCGCCCAACACCTATTGCCCTACTGCCCTAGTCCCCTAATCCCCTCATTTTTCACAATTGGAGCGGACGAACATGAACGACGACACCTGGCTATGGGTAGCCAAGGGTGCCGGCGCCATCGCGGGTTCGGCGATTTCGCTGGCTTACATCTTGCCGCACGGACGCCGCGAGGCGGCGACGCGCTTTGCGGTCGGCGTGGTGTGCGGACTGGTGTTCGGCGGCACCGCCGGACTGAAGGTGGCGACGGAACTCGGCATCGCCAACGCAATCGGATCGATCGAACTGATGATGATGGGCTCGGCTGCCGCCAGCCTGTGCGCATGGTGGGCGCTGGGTTTCATCATGCGGGCGTTCGTTGAGAGCTGGCCGCCCGGACCGCTCCAGGCTGCGGAAAAGGGTGCGGATGAACAGGAGACGGCCGATGAGCGCTAACGCCTTGGCAAAAAGATGCGAGCGCAAGTTCGTCGATGTCGTGCTGGGTGATGTCGAGCATGACGGCACTTTCTCCGGCTATGCTAGCCTGTTTGGCCGCGTAGATCTCGGCAAGGACGTGGTCGAGCGGGGAGCCTTCGCCAACTCGCTTTCGAGGCGCAAGGCGTCCGGCATCCGCATGTTGTTCCAGCATGATCCGAATGAGCCGATCGGGGTCTGGACCGAGATCACGGAAGACCAGCGCGGCCTTTTCGTGCGCGGGCGCCTCAACAGCGATGTGGGCCGCGCCCGCGAAGTGCTGAGCCTGATGCGCAGCGGCGCGCTGGATGGGCTGTCTATCGGCTTCAAGGCCTTGAAGACCAGGCGTGACGTGGCGCACGGCGTGCGGCGCATCTTCGAAGCCGATCTTTGGGAAATCTCGGTGGTGACATTTCCGATGCTTCCTGAAGCACGCATCGAAACCGTGAAGGGCAAGCGCGGCCGCTTGCTGCCCACTCTCAAGGAATTCGAGACCTGGCTGCGGCGCGAAGCCGGGCTTTCGAGGAATGACGCGCGCACCGTCATGACCAAGGGTTTTGAAAGCCTGGTGCGCACGGTGGATGCCGCGCCCGGATCTCCCAAGGACCTTGCCATGCGCATCCGCGAATTCACACGCATCATCAACAAAAGAGGACTGTCCATATGAGTGCAATTGAGAGCCCTGCGCCGATCGAAACCAAGTCGGCCGGAGGCGACTATCTCGACCTGAAGGATGCCTTCGGCGACTTCATGACCACGTTCGAAGCCTTCAAGGAGAGCAACGACGAAAAGCTGGCGGAACTGGAAGGACGCCTGGGAGGCGATGTGCTGACCACCGAGAAGGTGGAGCGCATTTCGCGCGCCCTGGACGAGCAGAAGCGGGCGATCGACAATCTTGCGCTGAAGAAGATGCGGCCGGTGCTGGGTCGCGACGGGCAGGCGGCGCCCTCGGAGCACAAAAGCGCGTTCGAGGCCTATATGCGACAGGGCGATGACCGGCTGCTGCGCTCGCTCGACGCCAAGGCGATGTCTTACGGGTCGGGCCAGGACGGCGGTTATCTGGTGCCGCCCGAGACCGAAGCGGAAATCGGCAAGCGGCTTTCGACGCTGTCGCCGATCCGCGCAATCTCCTCGGTGCGGCAGGTTTCGGCGGCAGTGCTGAAGAAGCCGTTTTCGGTGAGCGGTCCGGCGGTCGGCTGGGTGGCAGAGACGGCGGCACGCCCGCAGACCAACACGGCGACGCTGGCCGAACTGCAGTTCCCGACCATGGAGCTATACGCCATGCCGGCGGCGACCGCGTCTTTGCTGGAAGATGCGGTGGTCGATCTCGACCAGTGGATTTCGAGCGAGGTCGAGGCCGCGTTCGCCGAGCAGGAGGGTGCGGCTTTCGTTTCGGGTGACGGCAACAGCAAGCCGAAAGGCTTCCTGAGCTACGCCAAAATTGCCGAAAGCGCCTGGGAGTGGGGCAAGGTCGGCTACACGCTGACGGGGGTTGCGGGCGCACTGCCGGCGGAGGACGCCTCGGACGTGCTGATCGACACGATCTACGCCCTGAAGGCGGGCTATCGGCAAAATGCCAACTGGGTGATGAACCGCAAGACGCAGGCGACAATCCGCAAGCTGAAGGACGGCGACGGCAACTATCTGTGGCAGCCGCCTGCGGCACCCGGCCAGAAGGCGATGCTGATGGGCTTCCCGCTGGTCGAGGCCGAGGACATGCCCGACATCGGCAACGACGCCACGCCGGTCGCTTTCGGCGATTTCGCACGCGGCTACCTGGTGGTCGACCGCGCAGGCGTCAGGGTGCTGCGCGATCCTTACTCCGCCAAGCCTTACGTGCTGTTCTACACCACCAAGCGCGTGGGCGGCGGCGTGCAGGACTTCGACGCGATCAAGCTGCTCAAGTTCGGCACCGTCTGAGCATAGAGGGCGCAGTTTGGACTGCGCCGACAAGCAATAAGAAGCGGCCCCGGTTGCACAAGCCGGGGCCGCATTTGTTTCCCTCGCTCAACAAGGCAATCGAATGACATTGATGCGAACCGTCGCTGCGGCGGTCGAACCCGTGACGCTGGCCGAGGTGAAGGCGCATCTGCGCCTCGACCACGCGTCGGAGGACGAGCTTCTGGGCGGCCTGATCCGCGCTGCCCGCGAGGAGGTCGAACGCGCGACCGGCCTTGCGTTGATCGACCAGGACTGGCGGCTGGTTCTGGACGAATGGCCGGCCAATGGCGCGGTCGCCATCGCGCTGCATCCGGTAAAGGCGATTACGTCGGTGACCGCTTATGACACCGAGGGCGAGGCCTCGCTGGTCGATCCGGCGACGTATCAGGTGGACATGGTGTCGAGGCCGGCCAGGCTGCATTTCGAGGCGATGCCGAAGGCGCTGCGGGCGGTGAACGGCATCGAGGTGTATTTCAAGGCCGGCTTCGGCGAGGCGGGGACGGACGTGCCGGACCTGTTGCACCGCGCCATCCTGCTTCTGGTCGCGCATTGGTACGAGTTCCGGGCAAGCTTCGGACCGAACGACCAGCCGGTGGGCTATCCTGCCGGCTATGAGCGGCTGATTGCCGGCTATCGCCTGCGGAGGCTGTGATGCAGGCGACATTCCTCAATCCGGGTGTGTTTCGCACCGAACTGGCGCTGGAGGCGGCGGCGCGCATTGCCGATGACCTTGGCGGATTTTCCGAGAGCTGGGCGGAAGTGGCGACGGTATTCGCAAGGATCGAGCCGCTGACGGCGCAAAGCCGCTTCGGCGCCGACCAGACACTTGAAACGGTGACGCACCGCATCACGCTGAGACATCGCGAGGGCGTGGCAAGCGGTATGCGGTTCAGGCGGCACGAGCGGCTGTTCGATATTCTCACCGTTCACGATCCCGATGAAAGCGGACGCTATCTGGTCTGCAGGACGAAGGAGAAAGGCGCATGAACCTGACCATGGCGATAACGCTGGACGGGCTGGTTCGCGCCCTGCGCTGGAAGGCGTACGATCTCGCCGAAAGCACTGAAAGCCGATACGCTGGCAGCCGCAACATCCCGTCCGGGGAGCCATCGGCTCGCATTGGGATCGACGGCGAGCGGGCGCAAGGAGCAGGCGATGAACTCCCCAGCCGCTGACCTGCAAAAAGCGCTGTTTTCCAGGCTCAACGGCGATGCAACGCTTGTTGCCATCCTGGGCGGACAGAAGGTGTTCGACCAAGCACCGGACAAGACGGCGTTTCCTTATGTGACCTTTGGACGGACCAGCATATTCGACTGGAGCACCGGCACCGAAAGCGGCACCGAGCAGCTTTGCACATTGCATATCTGGTCGAACGCCAAGGGCAAGAAGGAAGCGTTCGAGATCACGGCCGCGATGCGCGCGAGGCTCGATCAGGCACCGCTGGAACTAAGCGCGCATCATCTGGTCAATTTCCGCTTCGAGTTCGCAGAAGTGCTCTTCGAGGAGGACCAGGCTGTCTACCACGGACTGCTGCGCTTCCGCGCCGTGATCGAAGACATCTGATCCGCCTGCGCGGATCGTCTCATTTTCCAGACAAGGAGACCGACATGGTCGCACAGAAGGGCAAGGACCTTCTTTTGAAGATCGATTCCGATGGGTTGGGTGGATTCGTCACCGTCGCAGGCTTGCGCTCCAAGCGCATTGCCTTCAACAGCGAGACGGTGGACGTCACCGACGCGGATTCGGCCGGACGGTGGCGCGAATTGCTGGCCGGAAGTGGCGTGCAGCGAGCCGCCGTCAGCGGTTCGGGCATATTCAAGGACGCCCAATCCGACGCCTTGATCCGCGCACGCTTCTTCGCCGGCGAGATCGGCAACTGGCAGATGGCAGTGCCCGACTTCGGGGTTGTGGCCGGCGCGTTCCAGATCACGTCGCTGGAATATACCGGCGCGCATGACGGCGAGGTGACGTTCGAGATGGCGCTCGAATCTGCCGGGCCGGTCACTTTTGCGGTGACGCCATGAGTGCCAATAGACGCCGGGGCGAGATTTCCGCCGAGCTCGATGGTCGGCAAGTCAGGCTTTGCCTGACGCTTGGTGCTCTGGCCGAACTTGAGGCAGCCTACGCCGCCGACGATCTCGGTATGCTGGTCGAGCGCTTTTCGACGGGCCGGCTGTCGGCGCTGGACATGATACGCATTATCGGCGCCGGCTTGCGCGGTGCGGGCGAAGACGTGAACGACGAGGCCGTCAGGTCCATGCAAACGGCGGACGGCGCGGCCGGGTTCGCCGCCATCGTGGCTGAGCTCCTGACGACTACGTTTGGAGCGGCATCGGCCAGGGATACGGCCGCAAACCCCTAGCTGCCGCAGCGGGCCGAACGGCGTTTCCCTGGGACGACGTCATGGCGGTTGGCTTTGGCCTGCTGCGGCTTTCACCAAGCGCATTCTGGGCGATGACGCCGATCGAGTTCGAGCGGGCTGCGCGACCGTTTTCAAGGCGTGTCGCAGCTCCGGCAAGGGCGGATCTGGCCAGACTGATGCGCGCGTTCCCGGACACTTTGAGCAAGGAGGCCGGTCTTGGCTGAAGATGTGGTCGTGGCGATCAGGGCGGATACCGCGCCCTTTCAGGCCGCACTGGCGAATCTCGAAAAACTGTCGGGAAGTTTCGGCGATCAACTGGCCGGCGCGCTGAAGGGCGCGACCGTAAACGGCAAGCAGCTTGACGACGTGCTGCGCAGGCTGGGCCTCAACCTGGCCGGCATGGCGCTGTCGCAAGGATTGAAGCCGCTGACGAACCTGGCCGGTTCGCTGTTTGCCAATCTGTTCGGCGGATTGGCAGGGGCGCTGCCTTTCGCAAAGGGCGGGGTAACGGGCGCGCCGATTCCATTTGCCTCTGGCGGCGTGGTGTCTTCGCCGACCTATTTTCCAATGGGTGGCCAGCTTGGCCTGATGGGCGAAGCCGGCAGCGAAGCGATACTGCCGCTACGGCGCGGAGCCGACGGCAGCCTTGGCGTCGCGGCCTCGACGGGAAGCACGCCGGTGAATGTCGTGTTCAACGTCACCGCACAGGATGCGGCGTCGTTCCGCAAATCCGAAGCGCAGATCACCGGCATGCTGGCGCGGGCGGTATCTCGCGGAACGCGGACATTTTGAGGTGAATGGTGTCGGATCTGGCAAGCTTCCATAACGTTCTTTTTCCTGTTGCGGTGTCGTTCGGCGCAACGGGTGGACCGGAACGGCGCAACGAGATCATTTCGCTGACGTCAGGACGGGAAAAGCGCAACAGCCGCTTCGCAAACTCGCGCCGCCATTATGACGCCGGTACGGGGCTGCGGTCGCTGGACGATTTGCAGGAGGTGATTGCGTTCTTCGAGGCGCGGCGTGGTTCGCTGCACGCTTTCCGCTTTCGCGATCCATTCGAGATGAAGTCCTGTGCGCCGGCTTCAGCTCCTTCCGCCACGGACCAGATAATTGGGATCGGAGATGGCGCGGCTTCACGCTTTGCGCTGGTGAAAGTGTATGGCTCGGGTGCCGACGCCTATCGGCGGTCGATACGAAAGCCAGTTGCGGCAACGCTGCGCGTGGCGGTGGCCGGGTTGGAACGTTCCGACGCGGATTTTTCGTTCGACGACGCAACCGGTGAAGTTGTTTTCACTGAGGTTGCCAAGCCGGGCGCTGGCCAGCAGGTCACCGCCGGTTTCGAGTTCGACGTTCCGGTGCGCTTCGATACCGAGCGTATCGCCATCAGCCTGAAGGCGTTCAAGGCGGGCCAGATTCCATCGATCGCACTTGTGGAGGTGCTGCTGTGAGTGAGTACCCGCAGGCATTGATCGACCATTTCGACCTCGAAGTCACAAGCATCTGCCATTGCTGGCGTTTGACCAGGAAAGACGGAGCAAAACTGGGATTTACCGATCACGACCGTAAACTGTTCGTGGACGGTACGTTGTTCGAACCCGAGAGCGGGCTTGGCTCCAGCGAGGCGCGCCAATCGCTTGGCCTGTCGGTCGATACCGTCGACGTGGAGGGAGTGCTGGCGTCCGACCGCATCACAGACGAAGACATTGCCTTCGGCCTCTACGACGACGCTAAGGTCGAGACCTATCTGGTCAATTGGCGGCAGCCTGAGCAGTTCGCCCGCGTCAAGGGGGCGACAATCGGCAAGATCACGCGCCGCGACGGCAGTTTCGTTGCCGAACTTGAAAGCCCGGTGCATCAGTTGGATCAGTCGAACGGGCGCTATGTAACGCGAAAGTGCGACGCGGAACTGGGCGATGCGCGCTGTCGCGTGCTGCTCGACCAGCCGGCGTTCAACGGGTTGGGCGAGGTGGAAGGGTTCGATGCGGCCGAGGAACTTCGCGTTTCCGGGCTGAGCGGATTCGACGCGGGATGGTTCTCGTTCGGCACGCTGACATGGACGAGTGGGGCGCGGACGGGACGAACGGAGCGGATCGTCGACCATCGGCGCGACGGCGATCAGGTGATGTTGGTTTTGCAAGCCATTGTCGGGCCGACCGTTCAGGCCGGCGACGCATTCAAGGTCGTTGCCGGTTGTGACCACAGCTTTGCGACATGCAAGGCGAAGTTTGACAATGCGTTGAATTTTCGTGGTTTTCCACACTTGCCGGGAAATGATGCAGCCTATGCCTATGTCTCCGATGGCGGCAATTTCGACGGTGGCCCGGTGGTGCCATGAAGGTGGCAGAAACCTTGAAGCAGCCGGGTGCGGACGAAATCGTCGCGGAAGCCTTGTCTTGGTTGGGCACGCCTTATCGGCATCAGGCTTCCAGCAAAGGCGTCGGCTGCGATTGCCTCGGCTTGATCCGGGGCGTGTGGCGTTCGCTCTATGGCAACGAACTTGAAGTGCCGGGCGACTATGCGCCCGACTGGGCGGAAGCCGGTGGGGAAGAGCAGCTGCTTCTGGGAGCGGCGCGCAACCTGGAGCCAAAGCCGCTGGATGCGTTTTGCGCCGGCGATGTCTTGATCTTTCGCTGGCGGCCGCATCTGCCGGCAAAGCACGCCGGCATAGCGGTCAGCCAAAGCCATTTCATCCATGCCTACCAGGGTGGAGGATTGGTGCTGAAATCCGCACTTGTGCCACAGTGGCGCCGGCGGCTTGCGGGCGTGTTCGTCTTTCCGAATTCCTGAATTTCCTACGCCGGAGCATTTCATGGCGACAATCTTGCTGCAGGCGGCGGGCGCCTATTTGGGCGGCTTTCTTGGTTCGGTCGGCGGTGCTGTCGGCTCTGCCGTCGGCGCGCTTGCCGGCTATGCGATCGACCGCGCGCTGATCAACAGTACGCAACGCATAGAAGGCCCTCGGCTGGCAAACGCCCGGCCATTCAGCGCTGAGGAAGGAGCGGCAATTCCGCGCCTTTACGGCACGGCCAGGCTTGGCGGGACCTTGATCTGGGCGACGCGTTTCGAGGAAAGCCGCACGACCCGGCGACAAGGCAAGATGGGGCCGAAGGTTACGGAATTTTCGTACTACGCCAACGCCGCGTTCCTGCTGTGCGAAGGGGAGATCGCCGGCATAAGGCGGGTGTGGGCCGATGGTCGGGAAATCGACCGGGAAACTGTCGAGTTCAGGATCTATCGCGGCAGCGAAGACCAGCCGGCCGATCCGCTTATCGAAGCCAAGCAGGGCGAGGGCAATACGCCTGCCTATCGCGGTGTTGCCTATGTCGTCATCGACCGGCTCGACATCGGCAGTTTCGGCAACCGTATCCCGCAACTGCAGTTTGAAGTGATCCGCCCGGTGGGTGCGCTGCACTCTGCGGTCAAGTCTGTGGCGTTGCTGCCCGGTGCTACAGAATACGGCCTTTCGCCGAAGCTGGTGACGCTTCAGAAGCGGCCGGGCGAACAGCAGGCGCTCAACCGCAATGTGCTTTTCGCGGGCTCCGACATCGCGGCCTCCCTCGACGAATTGCAGATGACGTGCCCGAACCTGATGCACATTGCGCTGGTGGTGACATGGTTCGGCGACGATCTGCGCGCCGGGCATTGCCGGGTCCGCCCGGCGGTGACGACGGGCAATGGCGGCGGGCATTCGAGCAACTGGCTGGTGTCGGGGACGGCGAGACAGGGCGCGATGGTGGTTTCGCAACATGACGGCGGCGCTGCTTATGGCGGCACGCCTTCGGACCGCAGCGTGCTCGACGCCATTGCCGAGATAAAGGCGCGCGGACTTGGCGTGACGCTCTACCCATTTATCATGATGGACATTGCCGATGACAATGACCTGCCGGACCCCTATGGCGGTTCGAACCAGCCAAGCTATCCATGGCGGGGGCGCATCAGTTGCGATCCTGCGCCTTTGCAGGTGGGCACCGTTGACAAGACGGTAGCTGCGCGGGCGCAGGTGGCTTCGTTTTGCGGTAGCGCGCTGCCGACCCAATTTGCCGATGGCGGCAACACGATTTCGTTTTCCGGGCCTGCCGGTGATTGGGGCTACCGGCGCTTCATCCTTCACTATGCGCGCCTTGCGTTGAAAGCTGGTGGCGTCGATGCGTTCCTGCTTGGCAGCGAGTTGCGCGGCCTGACCACGGTACGCGACGATGAGGGAGCATTCCCGTTTGTCGGCCAACTGGCGGCGCTTGCGGCTGATGTGCGGGCCGTTCTGGGGCCGGCAGCGCGCCTGACTTACGGTGCCGATTGGAGCGAATATTTCGGCTATCACCCGGCGGACGGTTCGGGCGATGTGCTGTTTCATCTCGACCCGCTGTGGGCGCATCCGGCGATCGATGCGGTTGGCATCGACAACTACATGCCGCTGTCGGACTGGCGCGATGCCGACTACGCGGGCGGCAATCCGGACGGGTTCGCCGGGCCGTACGACCCGGCGGGCCTGAAGGCCGCGATAGCTTCCGGCGAAGGGTTCGATTGGTACTACGAGAACGACGAGGCGAGGGGCGCGCGACTGCGTTCGCCAATCACCGACGGCGCCTACGGCAAGCCTTGGGTGTTTCGCTACAAGGATATCGTCAACTGGTGGTCGAACCCGCATTTCGACCGGATCGGCGGGGTCGAGGCCGCGACGTCAACCGCATGGGTGGCTCGGGGTAAGCCGATCTGGCTGACGGAACTCGGTGCGCCTGCGGTGGACAAGGGGCCGAACCAGCCGAACATGTTTCCCGATCCGAAGTCGGCTGAAAGCGGAGCGCCCTACTTTTCCAATGGCGGGCGTTCGGACCAGGCCCAGCGCCGCTTGATCGAAGCGCATCTGGCGCATTGGGACCCGGCGACGGTGGACTTCGACGAAGTCGGAAATCCGGTTTCGGAAGTGTATGGCGGCAACATGCTCGACCCGGAGCGGATTTATCTCTGGGCCTGGGATGCGCGGCCGTTTCCGGCCTTTCCGCAGCGGACCGATTTGTGGTCGGACGGCGCGAACTGGTCATCAGGACACTGGCTGAACGGGCGACTGGCAAGCCCGGATATGGCTTCGCTGGTCAACGCAATCCTGGCCGATCATGGCCAGCCGCCGGCATTGGTCGAAGGCGCGGATGGGACGGTCCACGGTTATGTCGTCGCCGATCCTTCTTCGGCACGGGCGGCGCTGGAACCGCTGGTCGATCTCTTCGATCTCGCCGTGATCGAGAAGCCGGATGGACTTGTTTTCGAAAAGGCAGGTGCTGGGCGGAAAGGGAACATCGAAATCAGCGAACTGGCGAGCGAGGAAGGCGTGCCGTTGGTCGAGACGGTTCGCAATCCGGATCACGGTTTTCCAGCCGAGGCATTGCTCACTTTCACCGATCCGATGACTGACTATCAGGCCGGAACGGCCCGGACGCGACGGCTTGGCGCGGTTGGCAACCGGCAGCAGACGATTGTTTTTCCGGGCGTGATCGAGACGGGACAGGCAAGCGCCTTGATCGACGATTGGCTGCAGCGGACGTGGTATCAGCGCGAGACCGTCAGCTTTTCCGTTGCGCAGCCGAATGCGGACATCGTTCCGGGCGCCGTGGTCAGGTTGCCGGGATCAGGGAGCAGTTCTGATTTCCTTGTGACCGGCGTCGAGGACGGTCTGGTGCGAAGGGTGGCCGCGCGGCAGGTTGCCTTTGCGCCGCCGAGCCCTTGGCGCAGTGCGAACAACCAGCCGGCGGCTGCGACGCTGGTGCCGGTTGGCCAACCGCATGCGGTGTTTCTCGATCTGCCGAGCGGCGTGGGCGAGGGGACGCCTGCCGAGCAGTTTCGTGTCGCGGTCTGGCAAAAGCCGTGGCGCAGCCAGATCCTGTTCACCTCGCCGGAATTGACCGGCTTTGCGCCACGGGAAACGATGCTGCGGCCGGCGATCCTCGGACGTTTGCTCGAATCATTGGAACCGGGCGTCGAGGGGCGGATTTCTGGCGCGCAGTCGGTAGTGGTCGAGCTTTTCGATGCCGAGGTCTCGAGCGTCAGCCGGCTCCAAATGCTGAATGGCGCCAATGCGGCGGCGGTTCGATCTCTATCCGGAGCCTGGGAAGTCCTGCAGTTTCAATCTGCCGAAGAGGTCGCGCCGCAGCGGTGGCGGTTGACGGGGCTGCTCCGGGGGCAGTTGGGCACCGGCGACGCGATGGCTTCGGGCTCCGCTGCCGAAGCCGATTTCGTCATTCTCGACGATGGCGTTGTTCCCGCAGGGCTATTGCCCGGGGAGATAGGCCTTGAGCTCAACTGGCGGGTTGGCCCGTCCGGTTCGGATATCTCCCATCTTCAATTCGTGACGAGCCAGCAAATCGGAGGCTTGCGTGCACAGTTGCCGCTTTCGCCGGTCCACTTGCGAGCGAGACGGTTCGCTGGCGATGTGGTGCTGTCGTGGGTAAGGCGTGGCCGCATCGGCGCGGATAGCTGGGAAGCGGCCGAAATCCTGCTCAGTGAGGAGCGCGAGGAATATAGGTTGGAAATCGCCCGACCGGGCGGCCCGGTGGTGCGCACGGTGACGGTGGGCCAGCAACAATGGCTCTATCCGGCAGCCGATATCGCTTCGGATTTCGCCGTCCTCCCGCCGGCGCTGGATATCACAGTCCGACAACTCAGCACCTCGGTCGGGTGGGGAATTCCCGCGACTGCGCGCCTGGCGCTCATCTGAAATCGACCATCAACAGCTAGCAAAGGAGCCGCGCAATGATCGCGACAAAACCATGGTATCTCTCGCGTACGATCTGGGCTTCGATCGTAACCATACTGACCGGTGCCGCCGGCCTGACGGGCTTGCCGCTTGACGGACTGGACGGATCGGCGCTCACGGACACCCTTCTTCAGACTGTCAGCGCGATTTCCGGCCTGATCGCCGTCTTCGGCAGGTTGTCTGCCAAGGAGCGAATAGGCTAGGATCGGCTCACGGCGTGGCTGGGCGGGAGCCATGCCGTTTCTGGCACGCATTTGCCAAGCCGGGTGGGGGAAAATGTTGAGTAGCTACGGTGTTCATTCCGCGTTCAGCCGCAATTGGTTAGGACGTCGAGCATGAAAAAGCTTCGTCACCTCTTGAGATCGGTTCTGCCGGTGGTCTGCGCATCCGCCCTTGGAGTTTCCGAGGCGCTTGCGCTGCCGGTAGCCGCGCCTCAACCGGATAGCCCGGTCATCAACGTTGCAGCCGATTGCTATTCCATCGGCCAGCAGGTCGCCGCACAGGCTGGCGGAACGCTGGCCAAGGCTTCGGAAGCAAGCAGGGGCGGCCAGCCGGTGTGCGTCATCGTCGTGCTGATCCCCGGCAAGGACGGGCAGCGTCCGCGCCGCGAGGAAATCGTGGTGCCTCAGGGTTGA